TATATAAAAAATGGGAGGAGCACTCATGCAATTAGTAGCCTACGGCGCACAAGACGTTTTCCTTACAGGAAACCCCGAGATCACCTTCTGGAAGGTATCTTACAGAAGACACACCAACTTCGCTATGGAGTCAATCGAGCAGACCTTCAACGGTCAAGCCGACTTTGGTCGCAGGGTTTCCTGCACCATCTCCAGAAACGGCGATTTGGCTTACAGAACCTATGTCCAGGTCACCTTGCCCGAGATCAACCAGAATATGGGCGCCTCCGGCACCGGCCCTGTCTATGCCCGTTGGTTGGACTACCCCGGCGAGCAGCTCATTGCCCTCGTTGAGGTCGAGATCGGCGGCCAGAGAATTGACCGTCAATATGGTGACTGGATGCACATCTGGAATCAGCTTACCCTCTCTTCTGAGCAGCAGGCTGGTTACTACAAGATGATCGGACACACCACCCAGTTGACCTACTTGTGCGACCCCGCATTCGCTGACATCAACGGACCCTGCGCTTCCACTGGCGGCCCCAGTCAGGTTTGCGCTCCCCGCAAGGCTCTCCCTGAGACCACCTTGTACGTCCCCCTCCTCTTCTGGTTCTGCAGAAACCCCGGTCTTGCTTTGCCTTTGGTCGCTCTCCAGTACCACGAGGTCAAGATCAACATCGACTTCAGACCCATTGGCGAGTGCTTGTGGGCTGTCAAGTCTTTGTCTAACACCGACGGTGTTTCCCAGGCCGTCACCACTGCCTACCAGCAGTCCCTTGTTGCCGCCTCTATCTATGTTGACTTCATCTTCTTAGATACTGACGAGCGCAGAAAGATGGCCCAGAACCCCCATGAGTACCTCATTGAGCAGCTCCAATACACTGGTGATGAGTCGGTCGGATCTTCTTCCAATAAGATCAAGATCAACTTCAACCACCCCTGCAAGGAGCTCATCTGGGTTGTCCAGCCTGATTCCAACGTTGACTACTGCAATGCCTTGGAGGGTGGATCTACCTTGTACAAGGTTATGGGTCCCCAACCCTTCAACTACACCGATGCCATTGATGCTCTCCCTCCCTCGATCGCCGTCTTCGGTGGTCAGGCTGAGACCTCTGGTGCCACCGCCTTCATCTCCGGCGGTGTCTTCCAGATGCCCGGTGCTCTTGATGGCCTCGTGTCTGCCGGAACAACAACCGGCAATGCCAACGGCTGGGACCACTCCATCCTTGATTCTAACCCTGCTAGTGGAAACAACGGCTCCCTCGTCTCCGATGCCGGCACATTCGTGCTCGCTGAGACCGCCCTCAACATGCACTGCTGGGGCGAGAACCCCGTCGTCACCGCTAAGCTCCAGCTTAACGGCCAGGACAGAATCTCTGAGCGAGAGGGTTCTTACTTCGACGTTGTCCAGCCCTTCCAGCACCACACCCGTGCCCCCGATACTGGCATCAACGTGTACTCATTTGCCCTCAGGCCTGAGGAGCACCAGCCAAGCGGCACATGCAACTTCTCCAGAATCGACAATGCTACCCTCCAGCTTGTCCTTTCTTCGGGAACTGTTGTTGGAACCAACACTGCCAAGGTCAGAGTGTATGCTTACTCTTACAATGTCTTGCGCGTGATGGCTGGTATGTGTGGCGTGGCTTACAGCTCTTGAGCGACCTACACGTCATGTATTTTTAGTTATGTGCGGGAAGTCTCTGTATACTCATTTGATAAAAAAACTGTTTTTTATTAAATATTTATTCATTATTTTGTTTGTCCTTGCGTAATTTTACGAGTTCTTCAGCGTGCCTTTTTTTATATTCTTCATTTCCATATTTTTCACGCATTGCTTGTCGCTGATTTTCCTTTTTAACCCGTGATGCTTCACTTATTTCTTTTTTGGATTTTTTATTTTTATTTGGAGTTAATATGTTTGTAATGTAAACAGTGGGCTCAACTTGTGTTTTATTCATTGAGTGTTCATATATTTTTTTAAAATGGTCGAAAAGAACATTATATTCCAAATCCTTTTTCATAAAATTACATTCACAACAGCAAGCATTTGTATTTGCCAAAGTATATCCAACGTCATTATCAAACCGGTCAATTCCATTTATATTATTTTCATCGGTTTTCTTACTACAAATATAGCATTCATCCTGAATTATTTTGTAATATTCTTCTTCCGATAATTCAAAATCATAGCCTCTCTTTGAAGCACATGTTTTATACAAATAATAAGATGAACTATTGTGATTCGCAAATGCTTCGGGATACAAATTGCCCTTTATAATACTATTCTTGGTCAAAATATGTTCAATACGTTGTAAGAATGATATATTATCAACAGCCCCTTTTGTAAAATTACAGAGCCGACAACAGCTTGCACAATTTGTAAGCACATAACCTTGCTGTTGGTCCATTCGGTCAATCCCATTAAACCCTTTTTCTTGAATATCCCCGCAATAATGGCATGGCATTTTCACAATTGAATCAAATTGTGCTAGGTCTAATTCGAAATCATGTCCGCGATTAATTGCTGTTCGTTTGTAGTCTTCATATCTATATCCAATATTCATAAGTCGTGATTCATTAATTCCAGATACTTTTTCCGGATTTTTTTCACGCCATATCCGCATTGTTTCCGCATTACGGTCCAAGTATGCTTCTTGATTTTTATTATGTTGTCTGTCACGATAATTTAATGTCTTTAAAACAACCTTTTCGTAATTATTTTCAACCCATTCATTCTTAACAGCCATCCGCTCTGGTTTTTTCGAGTTTTTCCTGTCAAGCTCGCGCACATGTTCCTTGTCGCGCTTCTCATTTTGCCTCGCAAACTCATCGCGACATGCCTTACATGTCTTGGTTTCCTGACCATTTGCCCCCACATAACAATCCACTGGATTCGACTTACAACAAACTGAGCATTGCTTGACGCCATCGATAACGTCAGACACCACTGCGCTTCGCACGGCATGGTCGCGCACCCGTTCCTTTTCCAAACATTCCGCACAACTCCGATTCAAGTAGTCCGACGACAACTGGACACGACATCCGCGCAAGTACTTGGCACAAGGTCGCGTGCCGGCATTCGTACATTCGTCCACAAACAAGCAAATCTGATGGAGTCCGCAATACGCATTGTCGGCGGATTTTGAATGAGTACATCCGGGTTTCCCGCACGGCACGACAACTGCTGTGGCGCGCATTTTTTCACGATTGGTTGTGCCTCGACTATGACAAGTAGAACACTGATTTATACCGGGTTCCAAATAATACATCTTTTTACACCCGGAACACAACCGCGTTTGCTCGAGCATTGTCTCGGTATAATCGTTCATATACTGGTGGTTCTTACAGAATCGCGAACCAACTTGGTAATAATTTCGACAACTGTTGTTATTGCGGTCTTTTGCCAAACACTTCATCGTATATGCTTGACGAATTGAGTTATATATAAGATTTCAATTTTATATGTAAAATTGAAAACAAAAGTGTATAATTATTAATAATATATAGTACAGATGGCATTTACAAAGAATGTTGACGAATTGGTGGATATGTTTAATACCCAAAAAGTATGCTTGACTACATTTGTTAGAAAAAACTTTAAAGAAGGCGTCAACTTTATTGAACAAAACCAAGCTGAAAAGTTAAATTATAGAGGTGGTCACAATCGCATACATATGTTACTTACAGAAGACGCATACAATCTAGTAAAGAATACATACAATCTCAAAAACCGGTATATAAAAAAAATAAATGAAAATTGCAGCCATGTAAATGTTGTTATGTGTATCGAAACCCAGACAATCGGGTTCATAGAAAACGCATTTTCAGAAGCACTGCGATTAACGCGTCAGAAACGGTTTGGAACATATTATATTGATTTGTATTTTGAAGATTACAACTTGGCGATTGAATGTGACGAAAACGACCACAAAGACCGCGATATAACCTATGAACGCACCAGAGAGCAATATTTATTAGAACAAAATATTACAATCCTACGATACAATCCGAATGACAAGAACTTTGATTTATCAGATGTATTACGGAAAATTACAAAAGTATTATTTAATAAGCCGGACGTACCGAGTGTTATCAAGGTCGTGTTTGATGTATA